CGCCCAGCGCTCGATGATCGCGCGCGGCGTTCGCAGCTTGTGCCGGTCCTGGTAGGTGACCAGCAGCGCAGCCAGCGCACGGATGCCGAACTCATGGCTGGTAAAGCGGCAGAAGCGCCCGTCTGAGGGTGGGTCGGCGAGGCCCTGCCATTTGTTGGCGGCGACATGCTCGATGTTGCCCGGGTTGCGGTTGCGATAGCCCCGCGTGGCCTTGGGATCGATGCTCATGCGCCGGACGCCGGAACACGGAGGAGGACAGCGCGAACGGTGGTGTCCGCGGCGAGCGCCGCCACCGTGGCGAGGCCCACCTGGAAGTTGCCCGTGGCGGTGGTGGTGAGACGCCGGTTCGTGTTGTCCCAGAAGAGCCGCGCCCCGGCGGTGATGGCCAGTGCTGGCTCCTTGGTGATGTCGAACACGCCCTTGGTCTGGCATTCGATGACGGCGTTCTGCGCGCCATCGACGGCGGCCACGCCGAAGAGCGCGCCGACCAGGACGCCCTGGCCGGAGGTGACGCCGCCCGCATAGGGGACGGCGAGCGCCAGGCTGTCGCCCGGCTGCACATAGTTGCGCATGGGGATGAGGTCTCCAGTGGTGGTTGGGGTGGCGCGAGCCCGGACGCAGCGGCCGAGGCCCGGCATCGGGGTTGCATGAAGTAGTGCATTTCACTATTATCGAGCGATGGACACCGCCATCTCCGCCGCCGACGCCAACCGCGCCTTCTCCCGCCTGCTCCGCGAGGTCAGGGAGGAAGGCCGCAGCTTCGTCGTGACCGCCCACGGCAAGCCCGTGGCGCGGCTCGTGCCCTGTGACGCCGCCGACGCCGCGCGGGGAGCGGCGCGAGCCGAATTGCTGGCCCGGCTATCCGCGCAGCCCGTGGTCGATGTCGGCCGCTGGAACCGCGACGATCTGTACGAGCGCTGAGATGCGTCTGGCGCTCGATACGAATGTCCTTGCCTACGCCGAAGGCGTAAACGGCGAGGATCGGAAGGCCACCGCGCTCGATATTCTGCGCGGGTTTGACGGCGCGGATGTGCTGGTCCCCGCACAGGCACTCGGCGAGCTGTTCGTCGTGCTGACACGCAAGGCACGGCGTGAACCTGCCGATGCCCGTACCGCGGTCCTGGCTTGGTCCGACAGCTATCCGGTGATCGGCACCACGCCGGTCGTGATGGTGGAGGCGATGGAGATCGCCACCACACATCGTCTGGCGCTTTGGGATTCGGTGATGCTGGCGGCGGCCGCGCAGGCGGACTGCCGCATGCTGCTCTCCGAGGACATGCAGCACGGGTTCACCTGGCGTGGCGTGACGGTCCACAACCCCTTCGCCACCACCAAGCTGTGACGGTGGCGAAGAGCTACTGGATCAGGTCCCCGGGTTGAACCAGGCGCCGCGCCAGTCGATGGCGCCCACGCCGAAGTCGAAGATCACCGATACCTCGACGCCATCCACGCCCTGCACATTGCCCGTGGTGACCTGCGGCCCCTCGGCGCCGTTGAGGTAGCCGTAGACGTAGACGGGCGCCGCCATCGGATCGGAGAACAGGTACCAGCGGTTCGCCGGGATCAGCGGCTCGACCAGCGGCTGCACGAAGCCGGCGTAGACGTTGGCGTTGCTCGTCTGCGTCGCCTGCACCGAGACAGTCAGCTGCCGCGCCGCGAGTTCCTGGTTCGGCCCGACCAGCAGGCGCATCTGTGCGCCGACCGCGATCGGCAGGCCGTCCAGGGTCTTCTGGCGCATGACCGCGGCACGGCCGAGGGCCAGGTTCGGCAGGTCGAGCGCGGTGCCCGCACCCGCCTTGTTGGCGCGTGCCGCCGCCGTGCCGAACACCGCCGCGGCACCGGTGATGAGCGTGGGCCCGTCGCCATTCGCCGCATTCAGCAGCTGGTAGGCAGTCGCATTCTCGAAGTCGGCGACACGCCGGCCGATCATGGAGGCGAAGTCAGTGAAGGCGCCCAGATCGTCATTGACCAGCATCTGCCGCGTCACGCGGATGCGCCGCGCGAAGGTCTGCAGGAACACGAGCTCCTGGCTCTCGGACATGGTGCCGGCCTGGACCTCGCCATTCTCCGACAGCGGCAGCAGAGTCGGGAAGTCGCCGACACGGAGGTGGCGGTGCGGCTTGAAGTCCCGGAAATCGCGCCGCAGGAACAACGTGCGATAGGTGGGTGCCGCCGGCGCATAGGCCGCCAGCAGCATCTTGTTGGCCGCGGCCGAGAGCAGTGCGGGGAAGTCGCTGGTAGTGTGGAAGGCGCGCTCGGCCAGGATGGTCGGGTTGCGCGGCACGTTGCGCTCGCCGCGGGCGCGGAGCAGCTCGCCGATCATGTCGGAGGGGCGCCAGCCGAGGAACTCGATGTGGCGGCCGGTCGCCGGGGCCTGGTAGCCGGGCATGGTGCGGGCGGCGAGCGCCTCGGCCATGGCGTCGAGGATCTGCGAAGGATCGTCGTTGGAGGGACCGGTGTCGGGCCGCGCCGGCAGGGAGGGGCGGGCGGCGCCGCTCGTGAAGGCCTCCCACAGCCGGCCGCGGAGGACCTCGGGGGAGACGCGGTCGCGGATAGCGGCCTCGCGCATGATGTCGAGCATGTCGGCGGTCACCAGGCCACGGGCGGCGGCCAGCACCGGCTCATAGCCGGCGATACGCTCCACGGCGGCGCGTTCGGCCTCGGCGCGGATGGCATCCAGGTCGGGCGCCGGCGGCGCGGCGCGCGTGGGCTCGGGCGGGGCGGTGGTGGTCACAGGATTCTCCTGGGGCGTGGATGCGATGGGCGGCGCGGGCGGCGCCGGCGCGGGATCCGGCGAAGCCGGCGTCGTCTCGGGCATGGGTGCTTCCTCGGGGATGGTCAGGGCAGGTTCGATGGCGGTGGCGGGGGTGCCCTGGTCCCCCTCGCCACGGATCACGGCCAAGCCGTCGACCGGCACCGGCACGATCGAGATCTCGTAGGGCTCCCAATCCACGGCGCGGTGGATGGTCTGGCCGGTGGCGGCATCGGGCCGGGGCTCGTAGCGATGCACGCGGTAGCCGACGCTGACGCTTTGCAGCGTGCCGTCGGCCACGCGCTGCCAAACCGGCTCGACGTCGTCCGCGCCGCTGAACTGCAGCGTGGCGTAGCCGCGGCCGGCCTCGAGCCGGGCGGCGGTGACGCGGCCCAGCACGTCGCGCGTGCCAGCACGCCGGTGGGTGTCGAGCACGGGGGCGCGGCCGGAGCGTAGCGCGTCCATGCGGACCGCTGAGGGCGCCATGTCGAGCTCTTCGAGGATCGGCCCATAGGGCGGCACGAAGTTGCGAGCCCGGGCGCCGGTGCTCCACACCACTTCGACGGTGCGCGCGGCACGATTGACGGTGACCGGTGCGGCCAGGGCGCGGCAGGCGGTGATCGAATGCCCATCGATGGGAAGTCGATCAGGCGCAGCGTCGGCATCCGGTGTGGGGAGGTCCCCACCCGGTTCGATCGGCTCGGCCATGAGGTGTTCTCCTGGGCAGCGCCTTACGGCGCGGCGAAGCCCTGCGCGTTGACGTAGACCTGCGCGCCGGTGGTGATGCAGGCGATGTTCATCGCCGTGGCCGCGGTGCCGCGCAGCGGCGTGGGAAAGGTGATCTCGACGGGCGCGGCCATCGCCGCCGGCAGCAGCTGCCGCCAGATCACCGTCGCGCCGTCCTTGATCACCACCTCGGTGGAGACCGTCGCATGCGCGTTGCGGATATCGATCGAGGTGACGTAGTTCCGGATGCCGGCCGCGGCCGCGGCACGGAGCACGACGTCCGTGGTGTTGATGATCCCGCCCGCGGCGGCGGCGTACTGCCAGTCCGCCTCCGGGATCGCGTAGGGCTTGGCGACCAGCGCGCCGATCAGCGTCGCCAGCAGGTCCACGCCACGCGCCGTGGTCACCGCGACCGGGTTGGCCGAGTAGCCGGTGGCCGCCAGCACCGGCACCGCTCCGCTGGTGTTGCGCGCCTGGCCACCCACCGGGGTGACGCTCGGCGGGATGGTGCTGAGCACGTTCACGCCCAGCCCCTGGCCGGCGACCGACTGGCCGCGGCCCGCCGTGATTTCCGTCGTCAGCTCAGCATAGTCGGCGATGGTGACGAACTGGACCTTGATGTCGGTGTTCGAGGCGGGTGCGAGATTGCGCGAGACCGAGGCCCAGCCGGTGTTCAGATAGGCGCCGGTGAAGGTCGAGCCGACTAGATCGAAGCTGTTCGCATCGATCACCGTGATGGTGAAGGTGCCGTTCGCGCCGGGCACGCCCGAGACGTCGGCGACCGTCACCACATCGTTCGTCGCAAAGCCATGGGCCGCGCGGGTGATGCGCACCGCACCGCTGCCGTTGTTCGCCACCGCCGAAATGCCGCTGATGAACTGGCGGTTCCGCACGCGGATCCGAAAGCGATACAGCGCATTCGGCTCGGGGATCTGCTGGTGGCGGACATAGGAGTTCGACCGTGCCGCCGTGGTGTCGAGCAAGCGGCCATGGAAGTAGCATTCGTCGTTCGTCGGCTCGAGCTCCAGCACCGACCAGCCAGCGGGCGCGGTGGTCGGGATGGTGCTGCCCGAGGCGCTGCCCAGGCGCGGCGCGCCCTCGCTCCCCACCTCGTAGTTGGCGAGCGTCGGGCTGGCGCCATCGAGACGCCAGGCCGCGGCGCTGCGCCCGTCCGGCTGCGCCGTGGTGGGGTCGATGCTGACCAGTTCGAGCCAGACCGACTGGCCGACGATGCGCTGGCTCATGTTCACCGCCACCATGACACGCAGCGGGATGGTGAAGGTGGTGCGGCTGGTGAGCGTCAGCTCATCGTCCAGTGCGGTGCCGGTCGAGATGGTGACGGCGCCATCCGCCACAGTGTGCGTGATACCGCCACCGGTGGCCGCGATCTCCCACCGCGCTGGGTTGATCTCGGTGCCGTTGAAGCTGTCACGGAACTTCTTCTGCATGCTCTTGATCTTGAGCATGTCGTCGGTCCAGTCGTAGGCGCCTGCGATCATGGCTGTGCTCCTGGGGCAGGCTCGGCACGCGGCGACGCGGCGCCGGTGGCGGCGATTTCGATGGCTGCCAGCTGAGCGGCGTCCTGGGCAGCGCCGGACTTGGCGACGCGGCGCGGATCGCTGTCGAGCGACAGGCCCGCCTCATCCAGCAAGGCATTGGCCTCGCGGATCATCTCCACCACCTGGCGGAAGTCGTAGCCGAAGGCGCCGACTGCCTCGGGCTGCGGCACGAAGCCGGCGCGGACCTGCGCGATCAGCGCCGTGGTGTCCTTGAGCGGATCGATCATCTCGTGCGCCGGCGGGACGTGCGACAGGCCCTCCGGCACCTCCGGACCCCACAGCCCGAGCAGCGCGCCCTGAGCGTGGAAGCGATCGGCGATGGGGCGGACCAGCATCGGGATCAGCATGCCGTACTGCACCTGCTCGCAGAGGCGGCGGAACTCAATCTTGCCGGCCCGTAGCGAGGAGTAGTTCGCCTGGGTCAGGTCGCCGGCGACCTGGTCGTAGGTCAGGCCGGTGCCCACCGCAGAGGCTTCCAGCGCGCGGCGGGCAAAGGCCGCGTGGCTGCCACCGCCGGACGGGTTCACCACCTCCACGGATCCCATGCCCCGGCGGTAGAGGATCATGCCCGGCTCGAAGCTCTCGACGGTGCGGCCCTGCGCGTCACGCAGCAGGCCGGAGGCCGGGCCGGTCATGGCCTCGTCGCCTTCTTCGGAGACGACGGCGGCGAGGCAGGCCTCGATCTTGGCCTTCATCAGCAGCGCGGCCTCATAGTCGCCGAGATCGCGCAGTCGGGTCAGCACCGGCGCCAGCCAGGAGACGTCACGCAGCTGGCCAGGGCGGCGCTTGCGGTAGATGTGCAGCACGTCGCGGGCGGGAACGCGCTGGCTGCTGAGCCAGGTGGCACCACCCGGCAGGACCCAGGACGCGCCGGGATGCACGCGGTGCAGCCAGTACCCGACCGGCTCACCCGCCTCGCCCAGGCCGATGCCCTGGAGGGTGGGGACGCCCTCGATGACGCCCTGACGTGCCGCGTCGAGGTGGTCGCTCTCCAGCACCTGCAGGCGCAGGCCGATCGGATTGGCGGACGTGATGTCGGCCGGCAGCAGCCGGACGAAGCATTCGCCGCTCTCCACCACCGCCCGCATTACCAGCGCCTGCAGGCCGTAGAGGTCGAGCCGCCCCTCGGCGTCGCAGGCGGTGCTATCGGACCAGCGGCGCCAGGCCTCGGCATGGGGCTTGTCCGGCCAGCGGGTGGTGATCCCCGCACCGACGGCATTGCCTGTCCAGAGATCGACGATGCGGGCGGCATAGGGGTCGTTGCGGACGGCGTCGCGGGCCCGGCGTGCCACCGTGGGGGCGGCAGCGCCGACTTCCGCTGTCGCGCTGCCGCCAGAGGCGGCCCAGCTCGAGGCGCGGCTGTCCTGCGCGGCGGCATAGCCACGGAGGGCGTGCCAGGCATCTCGCAGACGCCCCATCACTTGGTTCCCTCGCGAGAGAAGCTGGCGAAGGTGACGCTGGGGCGGCGCGCCGCGGCGTTCTCGGCGGCGTGGAGGACGGACAGCGCGCGGCCGAGCTCATCCAGCGACCGGTATTCCACGGTGCGGCCGTCGAAAGTCACGCGCGTGGTGCCGCCGGTGTAGGCCGCGGCCAGCACGGCGGCGCGGGAGCCGGCAGGCTGCGCCAGCGCCCAAGCGAGGACGGTCGGATCCATGGTCGTCCTCCCTTCAGCGAAGCCAGCCGTTGCGGGGCGCGAGCCAGCCGCGTGGGCGTTGGGTGTCAGTCGCGACCTGCGGCAGCGATGGAGGAGCGACATTCCCGCCGGCGGGCATCTCGCCTGCCGGCAGCGACAGCGCATCCGCCATCCGCGCCCAACGCCCGTCGCCCCAGCCATCCATGCCGAGCGCGGCTGCAGCAGCGCGAGCATAGACCCGGCAGTCCAGCGCCTCGTTGCGCTCGCGCGTCTTGACCCATTCGAGCCGGCGAAAGCCGTTGCGGCCGGCGCGGGCGACGAATTGTTCGGCGGTCAGCTGGCGGCAGAACTCTTCGCCCGCGGCGTGCAGCGGCAGGTGGACAAAGCCTGGCGGGAACAGATCGCCGCTCTCCACAGTCGGCCGCTCCAGTTTCAGCCAGCCATAGGTCTCGCCCTTCAGAAAGGACGAGCCGACCGGCCAGACCTTCAACCCGCCCAGCTTGCGGCCGTTCCGCCGCACCTCCGTAGCCGATGGCTGGCCGATCGCCGCCCGCAGCCCGTCCTGGCCCTTCACGGCAATGGCTCGACCGGCGCCGGCCCGACGCACGAAGGCATAGACCTCGGCAGTGGTCATGCCGTCGCCGCTGTCGATCGCCGTCATGGCGAGGCCGAGCCGGTGGCCGGAGGCGTGCCGCCAGGTTTCGCCCAGCAGCCCGCGCAGCTCGTCCCACACCGCCGCCTCGAAGGGATTGCCCACCAGGATGCGGTGCTCGATCAGCCAGGACTGGCGATCCTGCGCCCAGGCCCAGATGCTGGCCTCGAGCCGATCGCGCTGGACGTCGACGCCCGCGGTCAGCAGCAGTCCCTCCGCTGCGACCGTGCCAGGGGCCCATTCCTCCCGCCGATCATACAGCCGCTGCCAATCCGGCGCCTCGCCGCTTTCCTGCCAGGTCTCGCCCAGGACGGTGTTACGAAAAGTTTTGATGGCGCGGTCGTCGCCCTGAGCCGCCTCCCAATCCCGCACCGCCTGCGACCAGGAGAACCAACCCACCGGCGAGTAGAGCGCCGAGATATGGAAGCCGATGGCGTGGGGATCCTGAGGGATGGCGGTGGGACGCCACTCGCCGCCGGCCAGCATCGCCGTTTTGTGCTGCTCTCCGATCGCCCCGTCGCAGGCCTCGCAGAGGTAGCGGGCGGTGTCCGGTTCGCCCTTCTCCCAGACCAGCCGCTCGAAGCGCAGCCACTGCATCGCCGCGCAGTGCGGACACGGCACGAAGAAGCGCCGTTGGTCGCTGGCCAGATACTCCCGCTCGATGCGCGACAGGCCGGAGATGGTGGGCGTCGACACCAGCAGCGTCTTGCGGCGCCAGCCAAAGGTCCGTGCCCGGGCCTCGGCCAGGGCGACGGGATCGCCCTCGCCCTCGACGTCGCCGGGATAGGCGTCCACCTCGTCCAGGAACAGGAAGCGCGCCGACATGGAGCGCAGGCCGACGGCGCTGTTGGCGCCGGTCATCACCAGCTGGCCGCCGGGGAACTCCTTGCTGAGCTGGCGATTGCCGCTGTCGCGCGACCGCGCCGGGGCAACGCGCTGCCGGATGGCAGGCGTCTCCTCGACCAGCGGGTCGATGCGCTGGTCGGAGAAGCGCTTGGCCAGTTCCGTGGTGGGCTGCACTGCCAGCATTGGGCCCGGCGCGTGATGGATGACGTAGCCGATCCAATTATTGCCGCACTCGGTACCGCCGACCTGCGCGCCCTTCATGAACACCACGCGCCGCGCCGGATGTGCCGGCGACAGCGCGTCCATCACGTCGCGCAGATAGGGCGTGCGCGACGTTCGCCACGGACCTGGCTCGGCGCTACCGCGGGAGCCGAGCATGCGGTGCTTGTCGGCCCAGTCCGAGACCAGCAGCGCCGGCTCGGGCGCCATGCCGTCGCGCCATGCTTGCAGGATCTCGGCTGCGCCGTCGAAGCCACCAAGCTCGGCGAGAATTTGCTCGCCGGTCATCATGCGACCGCCACCCGAACGTCATTGCGCTCGGCTAAGTGCTGCCGCAGCCGCGCATCCATCAGCGTCTGCAGCCGGTGCGCGTCGACGCCGAGCTCGGCCGCCAGCTCGGCCGCGATACGGGCCGGCCAGGCGAGGATGGCATCGCGCTCCTCCTTGGCGAGCCGGTGCACCAGCATCAGCGCCCGAGCCTTCTCGACCAGCTGGCCGCGACGCTCATCGAGCCGGAGCTTGCGCTCCTGCGCCTTGAGCATCTCGTTAGCGGTGCGCGCATTGTGGAAGCTGCTGCCGCCGGCGGAGGGCGTGGGCAGTGGCTCCGGAATGGGCGATGCAGCGACTGCGGGTCGCGCCGGGACCGGCGATGGCGGCGCGGATACCGGCGCCACCATGGCCGCCGTCTTGCGCGCCGGATCGCTGCTCGCGGCCAGCCGCGCGCGGACCTTCTCGACGTCCCAGCCACCGCCCGGCTCCTGCGCGATGCGGCCAGCCTGCGCGGCCTTCTGCAGCGCGGTGTGCGAGATGCCCAGCCGGCGCGCCACCTCGCGCTGCGAGGGCACCAGCGCATCGGAAGCGGCTGCGATCATGATGTGATCGAACCCCTCCGATCTTAGCAATTCGATGAGCGCGAGCTGCGCTTGGCTCGTGCGCGGC